TCAGAATGAAGTCGCGATAGCCTGGGCGAGCTGCATGTCCGACATAAGTGGCGTGTTGTGCGTCGAGCGGTAGTACCGGGATGCTTGTTCAAACTGAGCGCCGCGTATTTCGCCGTCGGAACCGATGAAGGCTAAGGCATCGGTCTTGGCCGCTTTGAATGTCTTGGGCGGCTCGGTCGTCAGCGAAGTTATTCCGCCAATCAAGATGGTAGGTAGGAATGTGGTAATCATCAGCCCTTTATCGATAGGGTTGGCGTTTTCTGCAGCCACTGCCTGAGTACCGACTAGCGCCAATATGGCGATCGCCAGGGGCGTCCATGAATTCATTGTTGAAGCTTCCATTGCGATCAAAGGGTGTCACCCTAACAGAGTGATGGGCACCTTTAACAATAGCCCAGCACTTCGCCGGGCTCGATGGCAGGTGCCTATGCTGCTACCCGCCAAGGCATTACGCACCACAAGCACCCGGATCTTTGTAGGCTTCGCACCAGGCGGCCTTCAGAAGGACTCTGCATTCGGCGTCATATTTTTCACGTAGCTTGGCAGTGCCAGCTGGCGTCATCGGCCCGGGTATCTCTTTGCGCAAGTCCACCAATTTTTGCGCAACGTCATCCTGAGCTTTCGGGGTATCGCCAGCATGCACCAGCAGTGCATAGAAGGCTCTTGAGGACTGCTTGCGGCTTATATCGGGCTGGTCACCCGCTACTGAAAGCAATTCGTAGTAGGCCGCGCAATGGATGTCTCGGTCATTTTGCGTTTCAGCGTGGGCGGGCAAGGAAATGCTGGTGAAAATGGCCAAGAAGGCCAGCGGCATCAGGGATGTGCGCATTAAAACGAGTCCATTCGAGGGGGGCTGAATCTTATCAGTTCAGGAGAATGGAAACAAAAAGCTCGGGGCTCGACCGTGCTTAGTGAATCTGTATCACTCCTTGATTCGGCTCCATGCCTGTAATCCGTAATACTCATCAACGCCAAATTGCTATTGCCCTGGAGAACGGTATCTGCCCAAACACACACGATACTTAGCGTGGGGTTTTGCTTGCACTGCAAGGAGCGATTTGGATTACCCCCAGCGCCGTAGACATCTCCAGCCTATGCCACCAAGGACCGCTTGGCCATGGGCACCGTGATGGTGAAGGGCACACCCTACGTGATCGTCGACATCTGCCTGCGGATGCTAAAGCCGTCCGAGCCGTCAAGGCCGATGGCTTCCCGGCCGACTACTTCATCAGCCAAGGCGCCGACGGCAAGCCGTTCACCAAGACTGGTGCACATGTGCGGCAGTGGCATTAGCCCGCCGCCGATGGCAGCGCTGGCACGGGCCAATGACCCGTGTTGCACGGAGCAATGCCAAGCGCGCGCGGCTTGATATTCAGCTTGAACCAGGCGGAATTCCGTCCTTGTTGAAGTCCTTCAAGCGTTCGCGCTCTTCCTCGGTGGAGTGCGCCGGGGTTTCCTGCTCGGGCTCTTTGTTCTTTTCTTCAGTCATCGCTACGTCCTCGGGTGGTAGCTGTTTCGGCACTTGGTGGGATCGGCAGTTCAATCAATCTACTCCACCGCCGGACATGGCCCGGCAAGGGATGCCGTATGACTTAAGAAAACCTGATGGGGCCGACCAGTAGTGCTGGTATATCAGACTGGTTTAGGCTGCTTTCATTTGTCGAGATCTACCAACTCGCACATTCGCTCTCCTAACATTCCACGCAACCACGCACCATGAAACTCAATATTTTCCAGAGAAGTACCGTCCCCTACACAATGCTCAAAAAACTTGCCCTTCGCTCCGCGATAAGCGACGCGAAAGTGTCCATCATGAGCAGACGATGTCATCACATAAGGGCGGATGGAGATGATCTCGCTAAACGGTACGTGTACTTGAACGGGGCTTCGACAACGACGAGTTATGGTGAGGGTCAGCAGTTGCTTGTATTCGTCGAACGTGAATGCCTGCACTTGAGGCTCAGAGACAACCCAGGCAAAGAACGCACCAATGAACACTGCACTGACCAGTATTAACAGAATGAAGGATGACGCCGTGAGGCTCTCGCCGTGGTTAGGCTGCACACCATGAATGACGTCCTGCCCTGAAAAAAGGTACATCGCTAGTCCGTAGCCCGGTAAAAGCAGAAGTAGCGCAAGAGAGAAGCCAAAAACACCCATACCGTTGTTTCCGATAATTGGTATTTCGGGGCCGTAATACCAAATAGGCGGGTGGGCAGCCCTGAGCCCGCCAGCATTGGTTGCCGTGGCGCTAGCGGATTTTTGATGATTCATCTGGCCGTCTCGAGGGATTGCAGCGCAGACGTTAGCACTATTACCGGACAGTCTGGAACGGATCACAGGGCTTTCTCATCGCGCTCTGCCCTTCGACTACTCACGTCACCCCGCAATAACCATACTGGTTTGCCTACTCGCTCTCATCCTGGGTTAGCCCAACGTTGATGGCTGGGCTTGTGGTGGCCAGGCCGGGCATGAGTCCCGCGTGGTTACGGTGCAGGTGCCGGCAACTCCTGGCACCACTTGATGGAACGCACGCTTCCTCGCCAGGCACAAGCGCGTAGCGCGAGTAAAACATTGTTCCACTGAAACGACGGCCGTCGACTTCACCCAAGGTCTGCCCATCCGTGTAGTCAGAGGTGCTAAGTTGATCGGCGATGTAATACACCTTTCCATTTTCGACGGTGATATCGAAACGCTGGTTAACCATACCGCTGATGATGGGTGGCGAGGTGGAGGCGACGCTGTGCTTGCCGGCAGGAATACCGGCCTTGAAAAAACTACCGGAAGGCAAGCTGCCGATGGCGCGGCCATCGACCTCAATGGTCGGGGCCACACCGCTACCGATGCTGGCCGAGGTGCGATAGAAGTACACCGTGGCCTCATCCGCACGGGGTTCAGCCGGTGATGTGAAGAACGGTTGACCTTTGAGGTCCGGACCGCTGATGCAGCCGGTCAGTGAGGCCAGGGCTGCGAACAGGCCGACCCAGAGTAGCGTACAGCGCTTCATAGCATGGAACTCCTTGAACGTGGATCAACGGCCGTCGGGTTGGATGACTGTCACCGCTACCGAATTCAGATCTTGCACAGCCCTTTACCGAAGTCAGTGGCATCAGAACTCGGCCAAGGCGCAAAACCGCTCTTCGGCGTCAGATTCACGATGTTGCGGTCCTTGAGCATCGGGTACTTACGCTTGAGCGCCTGCACCGTGTCCTCGGCGTTGTTCACGTTGGACAGGCAAAAGCGCAGGGCATCGGCGCGCAGATCGCCGATATAGAGAGTTTCCCCGGCCTTCACAGAGAAAACCGCAGGCACAGGGCGCGGCATCGATTTTCCTGAGTAATACACGTAATGCCACTGCGTGTACTCATACTCGCCAGGCGGCACTTCATACATGAAGTAATGGCCCAACAAAGAGGGTGATGGCTGATCATCTTCATTGCCCAGCGTCGTCAGCCGTATTGCGGTACCGGGTGCTCCCTGTTGGTCGATTTCAACCACCAGCCCATGGGGCTGCATCATCGGAAAGCTCTCACCAATCGAACCCATGATGATCGCCTTACTCGGGTCCGGTGCGTGCCTGCCGTCGTAGCGTGACGTAGCGCACCCGGACAGAAGGGCCGCGCAAAGTGCGCCCGTAACCCAGACAAGACGTTTACTGCTGACTTTCCCTAGCATTGGTCTTTTTTCCGATCAGTAATCTTGCAGTTTGTAGATCCCAGCCGAGCGAACCGAAAACGCATACATAGTCCAATGTTGCCGGCTCGTTCGAGCCTATTGTCCGCCAAGAAAAAGCCGTGCCGATAATGGATAGGTTGTATGCCTGGATAATCGCCCAGCGTGACGCTGTGCCCGAAGGTCGGGCTATCAGCAGGGCGTTCGATTGTAACTTAAAACCCTGGGCAGGACTGTCCTTCTAACTCGATAACAGCGCCGTCCCCATTGACAACAACTGGGCTGAGAACAGGATTGACCGTGGGCTGTTGGGCGCTCGAACTGGCTGTGTGAATCGCCCCGGATTTTTAAACACACCTTGCAATCTCATCCAGGGTTTCGCATCGCCCGCAGAAACCAGGTCGAACGTGCCGGTAAGGGTGTGAATCTGCTCAAGCAATGCCACAAATTGCGGTGACAAAGGAACAAGGTTTACATCCCCCGCCATTTTCGTTCCCCGTGTTGAGTGGCGTACCTCGTGAAGCTCGGGTCGCGTATCCGGGCTCTCCCACAACCCGTGTTTGAGGTCGAACCCGCACCAGCGGGAGAAACGCAATTCACTGGATCGAACAAACACATGCAACGACAACATAAGCGTCAGCCGGGTCAGCTCTCCTTCGGTTTTGGTTTTGGCTTTGCGTTTGTGTTCTACAGGGTCTATGCCTTCTGCGCGCATCAGCTAGTCCAATTACGGGCTAGCTTCCGGGGGAGGTCAGCCCTTCCCGGTTATCTGGCTTTACATACCTGAGGCGCCAGCCTTTACGGCCATTGGGCTGGACAAGCAAGTTCAGACCGTCACCGTCGAGCAGCTTGTAGGGACGCCCCTAGGCTTGGCTAAGCGGCAGGCAGAATCAGTAAGCGGAGCAGTTGTGCGCGACATAAGGGTACTCTCCTTAATCGAACCAATTACTACCCCTAACTCTACCCTCTAAATGACCGGATTCCAGAAGAATGGACGAGAATCCGACGGAATGCTAAAACGAAAAAACCCGCCAGAAGGCAGGTTTTTCAAGGCTTCCACGGAACTCGAAAGCTCTCAGTGGAATGTAAGATGGTGCCCGAAGCCGGAATCGAACCGGCACGCCCTTACGAGCGGGGGATTTTAAGTCCCGGGCCGAAATCAAGCGGGCTGCGGCTTGCACTCTATTTTCCGGTCCGCAATCCATTAATTTTACGCCTAATTTACCTCAATGTATTCAGATAGTTATAGTTCGTTGCGGCCCATATAATGGGCATAAAATTGCTTTTTCGTCCTCGCGAACAGGACAATCAAATCTGGCGCTTCTTGCACCGATATGCCGGTGGTGCATACCCTCCTCGGCGTCCTGCCGGCCGAACCTAAACCAACCCAAAGCCCCACTGCTAAGCTGGTCACTCAAAAGAGGAAAAAGCATGCCGAATTCAGACCTACTCCCCTCTCTGGTTTCCAAGCTCTATGAAAATCAGCTGGCACTCGAAGCATCGATCATGGAGTTATCAAACTGGGTGGAGCAGCGCGGCTCCGCTGAGGTTGCTGCGAATGTACGCGGCGCACTGGACACGCTCAGTCACAATGAGGAATTCATCAAGCTCACATTGGCGGTGTTGATGTCGCCAGAGTGATGCCTTACAGCTCGTCGCCTCGAATCGCATCAGTGACAAACCTCGATTACTGTATACACATACAGTAAAAATAAGCAGTCACTCACATGCTCCCTACAGAACTCAAAAAGGAATGGCTCGCCAAATGGCGGAGAATCCTCGACGACAACGCGTCCCGGATGGGTAACCCGGAGGCTCATCGGATGATGTGCCGGTGGGAGACTCGTGACATGTTGGAGGCAGGGGTAATTGATGAGATGGAACAATTTGAGATGGATGAGCTGGCCGACGCGGCTTACTGGCATGCCGTTGAAGAGCTGGTCACGACGCCCGCTGGGTACACGTATGGCGGCTACTATGACGTCATTCAACGAGGGACGGCGGAGTGCGTCGGTTACATCCGAAGCAACACCTATTACTCAGCGCTCGGCCCAGGTGCTGATGGGTTTGATGGAAAGGTGTTTCGCGACAAGAATGATTTGCGACTGGTGTTCCGCAACGACAACCAGACTTGGGCGATAAATGGGTTGTTGCTTACCGCGCCATCTGGTGAGCTGTACGATCTGGTACAGACCGCGCAATTTATCTATGGGCAGGTCTACCCAGTTATCTGCGATGCCGATATCTACCGTGCGCTGGTAGATTGCGCACAGGTCGCCTTGGAGAGCCGCGATTTTGAGAGCTATCGCAAGGCCCGTCCTCTACTGCTCTCCGCCCAGTTCACCAAGTGCGGTGCCTGCCTGGACCGATTCGGACAGCGCGAAGATTGCAGCAACTGCACAGGTAACGGCTTTGTCAGTACAGCTGGCACTCAGCCGACCTCGTCCGCATAACCTGCAACAGCCTCCTCGACCAGCTCGCGCCATTCTCCGCTGTCGATCACGCCTCGCTCCAACATGTTGTCGGCCAGTGCGAGGCGCGTTTCATAGCGATACTCAGGGCCGCCTGCCGTGAATTCGGCGTCATTGAGCAGCGCATGCCACGCTTCCATCTCGTTGACCTGCTGTATATCAGTTGTCATGACGAATCTCCGGTGCCGGTGTCTACAGTGTAGAGATCGGCCGGCGCGCGGCTGTTCATCAAGCCCGACGAGCGGAGACAGTTATGTGCGGACGCCTTTCACAGTACAGCGGCATTCATGACTTCGTTGCGGCCCTCAGCATGCCGAACGCCATGGTCAACTCGGTCGGCGAACTGCCCCTGGAGCGATACAACGTCGCCCCCACCACCCAGGTCGCCGTGCTCCACGTACAGGGCGAACTCCTTTTGGCTGATCCGGTGCGCTGGGGATGGAGACCGCACTGGGCAACGGATCGCGCCGCGCCGATCAATGCCCGCGTCGAGAAAGTCGCCCACGGCCCGTTCTTCCGGGCAATCTGGCCGCACCGTGCAATCACACCAATCAATAACTGGTTTGAATGGGTCGATGAAGGCGGGCAGAAGAAACAGCCCTATCTGATCCGACGGCGCGACGGGGCGCCGATCTACTGCGCCGCTATTGGCCAGCTACCCAACGCTAACGAAGGCCCAGGTGAGCATGACGGATTTGTGATCATCACTGCCGACAGCGGAGGCGGCATGGTGGACATCCATGACCGGCGGCCCGTGGTGCTGAATCCCGAACTGGCTCGCGAATGGTTGGACCCGGCCACCCCCAAGGAGCGCGCCGAGCAGATGGTGCTCCATCAGGGCGAGCCGGCCGAGGTGTTCGAGTGGTACAAGGTCGACACAGCCGTGGGCAATGTGCGCAACAAAGGCGAGACGCTGATAACGCAAATTGGAGGTGTCAGCTGAAAATCCACATGACAAAAATTACGGCACTGATCCAACAGACCGTGAGAAGGATTGAGAGGCCCGCCAGTTGCTTGTCCATAAGGCACTGTCATTTTTGAGATCAAAAAGAATGGCCTCGATTTTTCGAATACGCAACGATGACTAATAGCCATTATTGCGTGATGGTCCTTACGTATGCCTGGCATGCCCGTAAAGCAATCAGTCCTCGATCCCCGTCGCCGGTGATGCCGAGAATTCTTTGAGCATGCGCTGGGTCAAGTTGGGCTCGACGGGCTGCATGAACCACGCCGACGGCGCCGGTGGCGGTAGGCACGTTGCAGCCACCGGCTGTATCGGCTGCGTCGATAAGGACTGACAGCCGCACATCAGCAGTGGCAAGGCGATCGCGCAGAGCAGCTTGGGTACGTTGGGCATCGGTCAATTCCTTGGTGTGTTGTTGGTCCTGGATGGCCAGCTGTTGCTCGGTGGCCAGGCGCTTGTCCTGTTCAGCGCGGGCCTGGGCGGCAGCGGCCATGCTGATCCTGGCCAGGTCGCCCTGGTGCAGGCCGGCCTGCTCGGCCAATTTCTTACCCATCCGCCAGTCCTGTACCTGCCAGGTCACGCCCGCGGCACTGGCCATCAGCGCCAACATCAGCACCGCCAGTCCGGCCAGCTTCTGCACCGGCGTCATGCCAGCGCCTTCAGCGCCTTGTCGTACAGCGCCTGTCGGTCGTCCTGTCCGGTGAGCCCGCCATTGATACGCCTGGTGATCTTCGCGAACTGCCCCTGATCAGAAAGTGTATTCAGCCCATTAGTCGACCAGAACCAAGCCGCCGACATCGCGGCGTGCTGCGGTAGCTCCAGCAGTTCCGGATTGCTGATGAGGTCCAGGCCCAGCGCCTCGCCGCATGCCGCGTAATTCGCCCGGCCCGTGATCTGGATCAGGCCGCGCCCGCGGTACTTGGAACCGTCGCCCTTCTGTGTATTGCCCAGGTCCGCGCGGCCTTCGTACCCGGCCTGCTGCGCAGTTGGTCCCCATATTTCACGCACCCACCGCAACTGACCGGACTCGTGACCAACCTGTGCAATGAACGCCGCCACGCGCGCGGTGCCCACGATGCCGTAGCGGCTCATGGCCGTGTTTAAAGCAGTAACAAAAACGCCGGCTTGGCGCCCGGCGTTCGGGAGGATCTGCAGCAATTGCTGCTCGGTGATCGGCATAACTTTCTCCAGGCAAAAAAATACCCGCTCATGGCGGGTGGCGGTGTTTGGCAAAAATTCAAGACGCTGGTGGAGGGCTCAACCGATTGATGGTTGCACGAGCTGCTGCGCGTGCTTCTTTGATGTCGTCCGGAATCGGTGTGCCATCCTCAAGCAGAGCGAAGGCATGCCAGTTGGTCTGGCTCAGGTACGCCCGAGCCTGACCCAGGCTCAATTCATCCGTTATGTCTTGCGCCGTTTTAATCGGTTCAAGCTTGCTCAAGTCCACCATTTTCTTGTCCTTCTCGGATCTCAGGAAGTTCAGCTGCAAGGATCACCACAGGCGAGGTATCGGGAAATTTCACCGGACCACTACGTACATCAATAGTGATCGGTTCTGACGGGTTACGGTATTCTTCTGGGCTATCCCAGTGAACTGGAAGGCGTAGGGTAAAATGTAATTTTTTACCAATTCTTTCAACAAATTCGGTATCAACAAAAAACTTATTACCTACCGCGCTTCCCGGTAGGCGGAACCCGTCGGGGATACCGGACAAATCAATATCTTCACCGTTGATCGTGATTACATCGCCCAACACGGAAGCCTCAAGCGGCCAGTTAACCAGATCAGGCCAAAGTTTAATTTTCATTTCCAGCGCCCCCATACGGAAAGTCTAACTTCAAAAGCTTGAGCAGAAGGCCCGTTTCTTATCAGAATTGCTAATGTGGTCAAGTTAGTGTTAATTATACTTATTACACCATAGTGATCATTGCTGACAGTGGCGGCTATAATTGCACTTGCAACCATGTAGTTTGTCGAGATAAAGCCCGCCGGTATGGTTACGTTAAGCTGCCCTACAGCTCCCGCACCAATACTAGCGGTATTACCAGCGGGTCCAACAATATTCATAATTCCGCTAGCGTATTTTGTAACAGTATATCCGTTAACTACAGTGGAAGACATTAATCCGCCGCTGGCCGGATCAACGAGTGAGTTAATAGAGTCGTAAATCATTCCCCATGCACCGCTAGTGCCGCCCGCCCGGCCCCTGCGATACATATAGCCGGTACGCCAATCTCCCAAAATCTGATAGGCGAACTGACCCGCAGTATCGTAACCCATGTTTATTAAAGCGCCATCGGTAACACCAGCCGGATAAGTTCCCCCATTATTACCATAGGCGAATGAGCCGCCGGCTTGGGTAGTAAACATTTGGTCGGGCGTGTATGACCTACTTTGCAATTGCCCCCCAAGACCACCCCAACCTGCTAGTAGCAGATTCCCGCTTGTGCTATCAATACTAGAGGTAACTTTGACTAAACCTAAACCCGTCTGCGCGGTAGCTTGTGAAGTTCCCCCAGTCCCACCTTTCGAAACCGGAAGAGGCGCAGTATTTGTGCCAATGCCCTGGTAGAGTTCCGAGGTCATTGCATTTATCTTTGAGTTCGCCACTCGCGGCGTGTCGCCTCCGAGACCTGTAGGCGGCGTACCGAGAATAATTTCTTGTCTTGCCATAGTTTTCTCCAGGCGAAAAAATACCCGCATAGCGGGTCGTTTAGATCGATTAATGAGTATCCGATCAGGTGCCGGGGAGTCTGGCAAATACAGCGCCGGGGGCGCCGATATTTGTCCATGGTGAGAGAGCGCTAATCCCAAACACCTGTAGCCTGTTCTCTGAATAGTTGAACCTTACAGCTGATGTTAGCCAGTTTGTGTGGTTCTGTAGTATTCCTCGCGAGAATGGGTTGATCATAAAGTACTCATCAGATTGCAGTGGCGCAACAGATCCATTCGCCCAGTAGTAAGCCTGTGCTGTCGCATTTAGAACTATCTGCCCCTGATATGACCATGAGTTATTGGCCCTCGTGAAGATCACCGGAGCAGCCCCTGAGTCGAAAATCAACACGCCATTTGCGCCCCACATCCTGAGCCCGTAATCGGCCTTGGTGATTGACGCGAACACTGCCGCAAACCACTTGCCTGTTGGCCTGAAGTCAATGTTCAGGGACGTTATTGAAAACCCAGTCCAAGCACCAGGACCGCCGCTTATGGTCATGCTCGTGTATAGCTCATTCGGTCTAGCCGAGCTGTTCTGAATGAATACGCACGGCGGCTCCGGCGTGGTTATGGCGGATGGGAACGACACTGACACCGACGAACTGCCGGATGCCTGATAGGTTCCACTGTACAGCGCACAAAGCCTAGGTTGCTCTGAGTCTATCTGTACATAGCTTCCATCGTTTACAACAGATAGACCGAACTTCAATTTTTGAACCTCATTACAAGCAACCTGAACTGTATTGTTGATCCTATAGCGCCAGGTTCATTTGGGTGTTTTGAACGTACAACAACCGAACCGACGCCTACCGACATAAACGGCATAGCGCTGTAGCAGTAGTTGTTAGCTGCGGCCTGGGTAGGAAGTATGACGGCTGTGCATGTTGCCGGATTGAACCCGGCAATGTTTGCTGTAACTACGGCGCCCATGGCGAGCGTATAGACTGCATTGTGGAGCACCTGATAGGTGTAGCTGTCGGTATCCATTTCGAGCACGCCACTCTCGCTCCACGTCCTCACCCCATAGGTCATGGCGAAAGCCTCCCCACCACCACACGCAGAAGCTCGTTGATGTCGTACACCGAAAGGCCATCGTTATTGAGCAGTGTCGAGCCACCGGTGCCGGCGCTGCGAAGCGTGAACGTGCCGGCCTTGACGTTGATCTCCAGCAACGGCCGCCCCTTGGAGTCGACCGTCTCTGATTTCAGCGTCATTCCCAGAATGATCTCCTGGATGAAGACCTTATTGATGACCGCTTGGTTTATGAAGACCTGGCCACCACTCACCACGAATGGCGTTATCAGTTGCCCGCTCACCTCATCCACAATTGCGAAGCGTTGAGCAAACGCGAGGATCTCCGATGTATTGCCGTCAGAGCCCAGGGAAAGCCCTGCAATCACCTTCTTGCCGTTGCTGGTGGTTTCGGCCTTGATCGTCGTCATCGACGAAACCTTCCCGTCAGTGGTGGCTTGGGCCTTGCTAACCACCTGAATTGCAGCCGCGTTCTCGCCGGATGACGCTTGCACGGTTTCAATCTTTTGAGCCAATGCCTTATCAGCGTCTGCTAGCGCGGAGGTTTCCTGCTTGAAAGCTGCCTCGTTACTGCTGACCTTGGCCCCAATGGTGGTAACTCGCTCTGCCAGAGCAGACGTAGCACTCGCTGCCGTTTTGGATACATCCAGAATGCTGGCTGTGTTTTCTTGGACCTTGGCTTCGACAATATCCGTCCGCTGCGACTGAGCAAAATCCCGCTCAGCAATTGCGGACATCAGCGACCAGGCCCCGGCCGAGGCGGTGTCGTCACCCGCACTGCCCTGCTCCGAGCCTGCAGAATCAGATTTCACCAATGCATAGACGCCTTCCAGGCGTTCAGCAGTGGCCGTGACCTTACCGTCCACTTCCTCGATAGCGGACTTGTTCTGACTGATTTCCAGGGCCATCGCTGCATTCGTTTCGGCGATGGTGCCTAGGTTGAACCAGTAGTTGGCGTTAGGCGGAATGGTGTCGACCGGTACCGCCTTGGTCGCCTGGAATAGCTGCTGGCCCACCCGAACCATATCGCCCTTGGCGTAGGTCTTTGTTGGAACGTACTCCAGTGCATCCACCACTTCAGAGATCAGGTTCTCCAACTCCTGCTTGGCTTTCTCTAAACGGTCGTTGACCGAGCCCGGCCCATCACCAGTAATCAGATCGATTTCTTCTCGCAGGCTCTGGTAGAGCGCACCCTTGCCAATCTTCTCGGCGAAGTACTTGTCGTACTCCGTCTGATCAGAACTGGCCCGGCCATTCACGGCGCCCGGGATCGGCCAGAAAGGTCCGAGGTTGCCGGTACGGTCCACCAGGCGAGCCCAGAAGTAGAAGCTCGCCCCTGCCAAGATATTCTGCATTTCGTGCTTGGCTTGCGGGTAGCTGAAGTCGCTCAGCTTCTCCGCAGTGGTTAGGTCCGGCGACGAGCTGTGCCAGAGTTCCGTCCGCTGGGTGTCTTCGGCACCTGGTGGGAATCCCCACTGGATACCGATGCCATAAACTAGGCTGGTGGTGGTCAGGAACGAAACCGCCGGCGGCAAGCCAACCTTCCCTTCCAGGTTGGTCAGGTTGGAGCTCTTCCAGATAGACGAGATCTCGAAAGCGCTCACCGAGCGCACCCGGGCGAGGTAGGCGCCTGAGTAGATGCCGGTGACGTCCACGCTTGTTGCGCCAGTGCGCTGCAGTTTGATCCAGTTGCCGCTGTCCTTACGCCACTCCACGTCATACGCGACGGCGCCGGTGACAGCCGGCCACGAGATGTTCATGGTGCTAATCGCGATGCCCTGGTTCACGGCGTAGCTCGATGTGAGCGTGACGCTTGCCGGCGCGGGAACTACGGTGATTGGCACAACGCTGATTGGCCGTTCTTCAAGCCGCGCCCCGGTGTCGATGTGAGCGAACTTGCTTGGATCGTACTGCACGGCCGAGATCTCGAACACGCCTGGCTCCGGGCGGGCCACGCTTACCACCCTGTACAACGGGATTGCCAAATCGTCGGCATCCAGCGCCCACACCAGTTCAGGTTCGGGCGGAACGGAGTAGGCAACGGTAACGGTGACCTGCCGGCCGCTGACCAACTGCACGGTTCGCCCCTCGCACTTGCCGTCTGGCAGGTTGAGGATCAGCCGGTCACCGGGCTTGGCCTGAGTATCGCGGTCCAGCGTGATGACCTTGCCATTCACTGCGGAGATACGCCCACCCACGGGGCGCCCAGCCAGCAGTTCGTCCGCGATAGGAATTACGTAGCCAGGCAGCGGGATACGCCCGTCCAGGCCGACCTTGAAGGTAACGGCCCGGTCCTTGGAGTTGGTGAGCAGCGCCCACTTACCTCGGCGCTGGGCCTCGGATTCGCGGGTACAGCCGATGGCACTGATCTCCAGCGGATTGTCGCCGTAGCGGCGCTGCAGCTTCTGGTCGGTCACCGCCGTGACGTCTGTGTCGTAGTTGTTCAGTGGGTTGTCGTAGCTGATCAGCGCTCTGGTGTACCGGGTGCGCTCCGATGCGCTGGAGTAGGTGAACTTGCCATCGATGACGTTCGCCTTGGTGTAGGCGAAGTCGAAGTCGGTGGCGCGCGGCATATCCGCCAAGGTGAAAACCTGGCCTTGGGCCCAATAGGTCATACCCCGGTAAATGGTCGAGATATCGCGTAGTAGCGACCAGGCGTCAGCCTTGCTCTGCAGGTTCAGGTTGCAGATGAAGCGCGGCTCCTGGCCACCCTTCCCGTCCGGCACCAGTTGGTCGCAGTACTGCGAGATGCGATACAGCTCCCACTTGTCCACCATCCACGGCTTGATGCGACGGCCGAGGCCGAAGCGGTCTCCGGTTGTAATGTCGTAGGTCATCCAGACTGCGTTATCGGTCCAAGCCTGCTTGAATGTGCCGTCCCAAACGCCCGAGTAGGTGCGTGACACCGGGTCATAGTTGCTCGGTATCTGCATCTTTTTCAGCCTTGTCTCGACGGTCACGGCCGGGATACTGCGGAACTGCTCGGCGGAGAACTCAATGTAGAGCAGCGCGGTGTTTGGGTATCGAACCTTCGCATCGATGACCTCAGTGAAGCCTGAGATCTGCATCGTGTCGGAGATTTTGTTGTTGTTCTGGTTGATGGTCAGCCGCGTGATACGCATCAACCAACCGGTTGTTGCTTTGGGAAGATCAATGCGGCGGGTGCGCTCGTAAAGGCTGGTGGTCTTGCCGTCGACCGCTTCACTGAGCACCTGTTGGTAGGCGCCGCCGTCGGTGGCCAACTCAACTTTGTACTCAATCCGGTAACCGTTAATGTTGCCGCTGGCGTCCACAGACTGAAGTGCCGGCCAGGCGAAGCGCACGCGAACAGCAGAGAGCTGCGTGTTGTTGATAGCGCGAACCCATGGCGTCCCGCTGTGCAGCTCGGTACTGATCGTGGTCTCGTTCTCGATCGAGGGGATGCCCTGGATATAGCTCTGATCCACCGCTCCGGTGCGCCACTCCCACTTCACGTTCGGGAAGTTCATGTTTCCCTGGGGATCTTGCAGCGGGGTGTTGTCGAGAAAGATATCGCGCGCGGTAGGCGTGCCTTCGAATTCTCCTTCACCGATAGCGATTAGCATTTTGGCAATGGCGATAGAGCGCAGGCTGTCAGGGGCCTCGGTGGGCGTTTTTGGCTTCTCGGAGCCACCCTTGGCGCCGTAAATATCGAGCTTCTGTGCTGCGCCCATGCTTTTCTCCAGGCAATAAAAAACCGCCTCGGGGGCGGCTGCGGTGCTACGAATGTTGGCTACATTTGGTCTTCGGCGTAGATCGCGGCGCTGATAATTGCGCCGCCCACCCGGCGCTTGCCATAGCACAGCGGGACCGGGTTACCGGATGCGGTGGTGTTTTTGGCGCTGCCGAAGGCGTAGCCGGGGGTGTTCTCGGGCGCTGCGCTGGTTTTAAGCCCGCTGGCTTGAGGGCTCAGCATCTGGATAACACCGCCGGCGACAAGACCAATGCCCGCGCCTATGAGCGGAGTACCGAAAGGCGTTGCAGAGAAAATAACACCCACAACAATCAAGATCGCACCAACGATGGTTTGAAGAATTCCGCCGCGCTTGCTGCCTACGACCACGGGCGCAAAGCGGATGTCACCGGAACCGTTATAGCTCAGCTCCTTCTCCCCAATATTGCGCTTATCGCGAAAAACCGCGAATTCAAGGCCGCGAGACTTGGCATTCGAAAGAAACCGCTCGAATCCAGGGATCTGCACACATAGCGCTTTGATCGCCTCCGCGGGCGATTTCACCGCGAGCCTGAACGACTTCCCGAACTGACGTAACTGCCCGTGCAGGCGGATCGTAGTCATGGATTGATAGTTGATCGCTGATACCTGCATCACTTTCTCCGGGCAATAAAAAACCGCCCGAAGGCGGCCCTGTAGTTTTCGTTGTTCAGTTGTAGTCGACGTAGGGGCCGATGTAGAACCCAGCCATATCACCGCTGATGCGGTACAGGCTTTCCTTGCCAGGCTGAACCGTCGCTGCGATGGTTCGAATTGCAGCGCCTGCGCACAAGCCAGAGCCCGCTAGACCGGCACCCAGATTGGGCGTTCCCGGCGGGAGGTAGAATGTAGCCCGCTGACCAGTACCGATTTTCGCAGCCCTGCGGCCGTCGACATAAACAACAATGTCGCACCCAGAGCCCACAGCGCCCGAGTCGCGTACCACGGTGACTTTTCCGCTCTCGCCAGCCGGTTTAGTCTGGAAGGCATATACCTCATCCGACGGTACCGGCTTAGCATCCCGTATTGAGATCGCTGATGAGGCACACCCTGCGAGCATCGCCACCGCTACAGTCGCTATCAAAATCCGCATGTCGTTCCCTCTCTGGTTTTTGGGGACTGTACCACCAGGTCGGAGAAAGCAAAAAAGCCCAGGGCGAGGCTGGACCTGCAGACTTTTATGCTTCGGCACTCCAGACCGCTAGTTCATAACCATCCGGGTCGATGAAGTGAAACCTTTTGCCGCCAGGAAAAGAGAAAATCTCCCGGCTTATTGTTGCCCCTGCTGCAATGACTCGGCGCTGAGCTTCCTCGAGATCATCCCCATAGAGAATGACCAGAGGGCCACCGGTCCGAACGGGCTCTCCAGTTGTGAATCCTCCGGTGAGCCTTCCATCGCTGAATTCGGTGTAACTGGGCCCGTAGTCTACGAATGTCCAACCAAATGCTGAGCCATAGAAATCTTTGCTGCGCGAGATATCGCTAACGTTGAACTCGATATTGTCGATCTGCCGATCGTTTCCTCTAACCCCATGATTCACCTCCTTGTTATACAAAGACCTCATCATGACGCGATCCTGTCCAGGCATCCAGCGTGGATGGAATGCCAGTGGCGCAGTCAACAATCAAAAGATAGCATTATGCCACCTAACTATACCTTCATAATTTTAATGGATCTGATAAATGGACTTATTTTCTATACCGCCTACAGTATATGTAGCACTAGGCGCAATCGTTGCCGCACTCTTAGCTGGCTTTTTCTCTTATGTAAATTTAGTAAGTGCCAAAGAAAACAAAGTCTCTGAGTTCCGGTTGGCGTGGACTGATGGTTTAAGAGAGGAGGTAGCATCATTCACCTCTGCGATTCAGGTATTAGCCAAACACGAAGAAACCTTTATGGATCTACGGCAATACAAATGGCCCGACGTTAGCGAATACGATCTTGAGGTGAAATGGATTGAAAAGTCTGAACTTTTATTCTCTAAATGTATTGAGAACATGTCGAAAATTCACCTTCGTCTTAACCCAGAGCACATAAAAAAACCGGATGGACTAGAATCAAAGTTAATGAACGCCCTAAAGCTATCCAGGGACTGTTTCAATGATGGTGACTACGCGGGTGCACTGGACGGTTGTGCAGCTATCAGAAACACGGCAGCCCCTTTATTGAAACAGACCTGGGAAACAGTAAAACTGGGAGAGCTGGGCTACAGAAAAATTAGAAAATACGCGCTACTCACTGTAGCTGGCGGCTTTTATTTACTGATATGTGCGGCAACCGGCATTGCCCTATACAGCACTGTGAAACAGGAACAAGCTCAATTTGCATACCCAGAGGAAACCTCCTCGGTAAAGTTGAATTCCGAAGAAATTTCTAAGCCATGCTATAAAAAAATCCCATTAATAGAGGACTGCAAAACTCACGAATCGCCATTGCTGAAATTACTAACTGAAAAATACCAAAGATAATGAACAGAATATATTCAGTTATGGAGTCGGCAACTTCATATAATTATTCAATTCAAAGCGTAGCTTTTAAAATATTAGGATTTCCCAGTCCTTCGCCTGCAAGCCAAAGGACTGGGATTGCGCCAATATCGGCGCGTTTATGACCTGGAGGTCAAAATGTCACAGCAAGAAATAAGTGCAGAACACGCAATTGCCCAGTTAACGAGTCTGGTATTGGCTCTCGCTCATACTGCAGCGGCATCAAACCCCGACCATACATTGGCCAGAATTGGCGCTGCCGTCTTGGCTTGCCGTCAGCAAGGCGTAGGTGACTACTATCCACTGCAGGTCTTTCAAACTGTATTCCCTGGCAAAAATCTCCCGATCGTGCTGAGCGAAGAAGAGTTTGCTGCCAAACAGGCTGAGCTAGGCAAGTAACTTGGCCTTGGTGACGGTCGAAGCCTTGATCGTGGCGCCAGCGATATAAATTCGACCGTCACCCCCAACCAGAAACGGAACTGCTTCTTTCAGCGATTCGGATTTTTGAGTACTCATGTGGTTTCCCCTGCAGCAATGCCGCGTCATGTTGGTTGTCTTGCGTCTTTGTGCCTGAGGATCAGGCGCGTTCGATCGTGCCAGGGGCCGCCGTAGACGATGATCTCGGATGGCCTGCCATACAGGTGGTGGAGCAGGAAAGGACCTGGACCGAAGACGCCCGACTCTTCCCCTGGTAGAACCGGATCGGTGCCGAGGTAGATCCCGGCATGATTCGGGTGAACCGTCCGCCCGACGTGCATGACGATCAGATCGCCGCGCTGCGGCCGGTCTACGCGTACAAACCCGGCCGCCTCGTAGTGTTGCTCGTACAGGCTGGCGCTTTCCGCGTTTTCCCACCAGCCGTCTGCGCGCTGGAAGGCTTCGAATTCCAGACCCCATTCGCGCTGGTACCACTCGGCACAAATACCCCAACAGTCCCAAACCCCATGAACAAATGGGCGATTGAGCAGCGGGGTGCTGCCCGTTGGAATGATCGACCTGAGATCGCCCTCGGGCCAACTCAGGATGTGCCAGGGCAGCTCTGTGGCCTCGCACATGGCCAGGTCGTGCGGTGACGGCCTGCTGGTGGCGTCCGGGTGTGAGTGAACGATGCCGATCACTTCGCCCAAGTCTTCCGCCGCGGCGTAGTTTTCGGGATCGAGCCTGAACTCTTCATTCGGATCCGTGGCGATGTTCCGGCACGGGAAGTACTTCTGCTTGCGCCCGATGGCCAACAACAGACCACAGCACTCGCGCGGATATTCCGCCGCAGCGTGCGCCTGTATGGCCGCGATAATGTGCTTACGCATAATCAGCTCCGGGCTATGAGGGACACGGCGGGGAACCCACCGAAGGACAGTTCGTTGTTCTCGCCGAAGCGCAGCTTGCAGGACGACAGGCACCCCTTGCACTGGTCCAGGGCCGGGTCATCCGTAGGGTTGTCCTCGTCGTCGAACATGGCCGCGCCGGTATAGCCGCAGTTCGGCCCCCGGTAACCATTGGTCATGGCCCAGTGGCAGAACGTTGTCATCTGCCGGCCGGGCAAACCGTGGTTATCGATCTCGCCCGGGGAGGACAGCTCCCATACCACCGCCTCGCCGTCCTCGCTGGTTTTCTGGTCGATGTACCAGATCTCCAGCGCCTCCTGGGTAGGGTCGGCGGTTGGGTTCCCCTCGGGGAAGTTAGCCGCATCGAGGTACTGCGCCAGGGTCTCTCGGACTGTCAGCTTGAACTTGAGCATGTCCTCAAAGGCCAGGCACAGCGCGGTGACACGCCCGTTGATGTTGCCAGCGGCGAAAGTAGGGCGAGAGGCGGTGCCGTCGCTGCTCGAGGAAATACCCTCAATCTGCACCGGCCAGGCCGCGTACTCCTGGCCCTGCCAGATAATCGACTTGGCGGGCAGATCCTCTTCCGAACCCTCATAGGCCAGTAATTCTTCTGGCGTGTGCGGGATAGCGTGACCGTGAAAGCGCAAGTAATCGGCGCCGTATTCGGTACCGTCAATTTCGAACAGGCGAATCTCGCCGCCCGGCTCCAGCTTCTGGATGTCCGTGATAAGTGCCATGGGCGGTAATCTCAGGGATGAAAGGTTTGCTGGAACGTCGCTGTTATGGCGTAGACCTGGCCGCCGCGGTGCACGGGCTTGTAGCCGTTACACTTGTAGAGGCCAAGCTCACCCAGGGGCGGCTCCCAGAGGAACCCCTTCGCCCCTTTGTGCCGGTCGAGGAACGCCATGATCTCCTTGATTCGCTCCTTCAAACCGGTGAAGGTCACCGGCCAGGATTGCGATCGGTTGTTGAGGCCATCCTCGACCGACTGCTCGTAGCCATCTCCGAACTTCTTGGAGCGGACGCGCTGGGCAATATCGCCCTCCGCGCCTTTCTCCGTTGCCCAGGTGAATCGTTCGATAGCCATCATCGCCCCTTGATTGCGTTGTTTATGACGCCGCCCTGGCGCATGTCCCTGCTCCGAAGCTCCTGATACTTCTGCTCCACGAACGTCGCCAGTTCCTTGCCGAAGAGGTCATAGCCAGGCGCGTCAGCGGTTGACGATGCATTTCCCTCGCCGTCGATATGCACCTCGACATTGATCTGCGTTCCGCCAGCCCCACCGCCGCCCATTGCCATAACGCCAAGCTTGCCGCTAGACGTCCGGGTCAGAGGCATGATCGCCTCTTCACCAGCTTCGCCCATGACGCCGGTCTTGCCGTTGGCCATCCCGAACGCCGTGGGCTTGCTGACGATGGAGTTCGTGAACGCACCGCCGTCGGCGAACATCTGCACACCGCCCGACCACGCGCCGCCCTTGGCTTGCGGGAAGTAGGTGCTGGAGTAGCCGGCCGAAGAGGCACCGAGGTTTGACGATGTGGCGCCAGCAGACCCGGCAGCCATGCCATTGCCGCCGCCGGCCGCGCTGCCACCGAAGTAACTCGCCGCCGCGCCAACCAGACTGCCAAGCAGTGCCGAACTTGCCTGCCGTGTCGCAATGCGCGCCATGTCCGCCAGGATCGATTTGGCGAAGTCCGAGAACGACGCCTTACCGGTCATGGCAAAGTTGACGATGGAATCCTCCATGGAACTGAAGGCGTTGCCGAACAGGCTTTTGGTTTGCCCGGCGATGTTGCGCGCCGAATCCAGGTAGTTATCCCATGCTGCCGTTGCGCCCTTCGTCCAATCGCCCTGGGCGTTCTCCACATCCGCATAGTTCTGCCGGATCTGGTCCGTCGCGGTCTTGTTCGCGTCTGCGAGCGCCTGCGACTTCCGTTTAAACTCTTCCTCCGACATGTTGCGCGACGGATCAGACTTCTGATTGGCGAGCTCCAGCGACTGCTGAGCAAACCGGTCCTGCTGGCTGTTCAGTTCGCCGCTGAGTGCGTTCTGTCGATCGCCCTGCCCAACGCCGAGCACTGCGCGCTGGCCTGCCAGTTCCAAAGCCCGCTGTTGCTGCCCCAGCGCCTGCACGTACGTGCTGATCGCCCGCTCCTGCTTTGCCAGGCGCCCGGTTTCGTTGGTGGCGAGCACTTCAAGCTGGCTGTTGGCATCCTTCTGCGCTTTAACCAATCCGGCGCGCGCGTCGGCGATCTTCTGGTCCAGCTGGATGCTTTGCGCAGCCGACGTGGACTTCTTGCCCTTGGCGGCCTCAAGCGCCGCAATCTCTGCTTCGTAGGCTGCCGTTGTCTGGTCGAGCTGATTCCCGATCAGCGCCTGGCGCCGCAGCAGATAGTCTTCCTCAGACAGTAGGCCAGCCTTCTGGGCCGCCTCCAGTTCCTTCTGGTAGTTTTTGTAGGTGTCGGTGATCGCCGCCAAGTCGTTCTTGGCGTTGTTGAAGCTGGTCAGATCAACTTGGGTGGCGGCGGTTTTCGGGTCCTTGTTTTTATCCTCAATGCCTTTCAAAAGAATGTCGTACGCACCACCGGAAAACTTTTTGCCGTCGTAGCTCACACCGTCAAGCAGTGGCGACTTTTGCCCTGCCTTTTCTGCATTCTCGTAAAGCGCTTTGAACTGGTTGTTCAGCTTCTCCAGTCCCGCTTTGCGCTTGTTCAGAGGGTTGACGTTGTCTAGTTGCGCATCCAGCGCTTTCTGAGCCTCGATTGCCTTCTGGTTTGCGTCGGCGTTCTCACCGGTGACAATTGCCAGGTTAGAGCTGGCAGTCTGTCTGGCCTTCAGCTCGGCAAGTTTTTTCTCAAGCGCCTCAGTTGAGTCGTCATGCTCACCGGTGCCCAGACCAAGAGCCGAGTTCAAGGAACTGAGACCGTTAGAGATGGCGCCAGCAATTCCGCCGCTCTTGCGGGTATCAAGAACACGCTGGGTGATCTCGATCTGCTTGGCCAGGTCAGGGAATATCTCCGACCGGACTTCTGCGTACGCGCCCTTGATGGCGTTCTTGATCCTGTCCCAGTCGCGCTCCACGTCGGATAACGATTCGCGATAAGTCTTCAGGCGCGTCAACGCGGCCTGGTTCAAATCTTCGCTGAGCACATCCAAGGCACGCTGGCTGTCGCCCTGGTCATCCAGCCCCTTGATCACCTGATACTGCTCGAGGGTGATCAATCCGTACTGACTGCTGATTTTGCTGGCGGCTTCAGTTGCTGTATCGCCAGCGGTGGCAAAGGACTTGGCGAGTTCGCCCGCCCCCTGACCGGTAACTTCGCTGACTGCCGCCGCAGCTTCAGCCAAATTGCGCATCTGGGTGCCGCTGATGGCCGCGCCAGACGCAAGCGAAACAACGGCCTCTCGCGCACCGAACAGGTTACCGGTAACACGCCCAACGCCGTCGGCCATATCCTTCAGGCTGGCAATAGTTTGCCCCGCGCCATTCGTGCCGCCGTTGATCGCAGCATTGAACTCTCGCGCCTGCTTCATCGCATCGAAGTAGGCATAGCCAACCGAGCCGAGTACAGCAACCAGCAGGCCGGCCGGAATCAGCATCCCTGCCAGGCTTTTCGCCGATTCACCGGCGCCAGCCCCCAGCTGAGCGATCGCACGCGCCCCACTGCCCAGATCGCCTGCCTGGATGGCGTTAGCCAACTGCATGACGTTTTCTTGAGCTTGACGGGTACCGAGCTTCAGCTTGTCGAAAGCGCTAGCGGCTTCAGTAAGCCCCGACCGGTCCTTCCCGATCTTAGCCAGAGCCTCGTTGTAGCGCTCTGCATCGATCTGACCAGCTTTATGCAGGTTATTGAGCGCGTTCTCCTGAGCCTCAAGCTTCGCCAACTTGGCGGTTACCGGGTCAATCCCGTTGACGGTACGCTTCAGCGCCTCAATCTGACGATTTTCCGCTTCGATCAGCTTCTGCTTCTGCGCCAGCTCTTTGGCTTCTGCCTTTTCAATCTTGTCGTAGGCCTTTCCCAGCTGATCCTGATATTTCGCCTGCTCTTCGATGGTGACCAAGCCGCCCTTGCGGGCGCGCTCCAGCAAACCCTCGGCTTGAACCAGCGACTCCATGCTCGAAATATTGCCCGTCATAGCCTTGTCTAGCTGGCTGATGACGGAGATTTCCGCGACTGCGCTGTCAGTTGCCTTGCGACTGGCTCCAGCTTGCCGACCCCTCGCTGCCGTTGATTTATCGATGCTTTGCGCAACATCCGCTTCGGCCTGGGAAACCTTTTTACCGGTGTCGGCCAGGCCTTCGCCCGTTGTGCCCAGGTCATCAATGGCCTTCTGGGCGCCTTCAGCGGAATCGACTAGCTTATCAAGATCATCAGCAGCCTTTGCGGCCTGTGACGACTCGACAGCAATACCCAGGGAAGCGAAGTTGGTGCTCATTTGTTTTCTCTCTGTTCCGCCATCACCTGCAGGGCTTCAGCCTCCATACGGCGAAAGTCGCTGAAAATGGTTTGTCGCTGGCTGATCGGTACGCCACACATCCGAATAACCCCGGAGAGAACGCTGTAGTCCATGCCTGTCACGCCGCACGCGCCTGTGCGCCACTGTGTGCTCATTGCCTCAAAGACCTTGAAGGCGTCCCAGTTGTCGGGCCAGATGCCGATCTCTGTGGAGTAGTCGGCCGCAGTGAAGCCGAAGGCATCCGTGCCCTCCAGCGTCGGCTCATAGAGCGCGCGTGCAGCGCTTAGGAGTTTCCCAGGCGGGCCTCGTTGAAGGCTTCGGCGTAGGCATTCAGCACGGCCTTGGGGGCCGAGTTAATGGAGTTGACGAGGATGCGTACGTTTTCAGGCGTAAACTTTTCCTCGATATCCCAGCCGACGACGACATCAAGCAACTGGTCGGCCTGCAGATCGATCTGAGCAGCCGTGAATGCCTTGAGGTCCATGTCTCCTAACTGCTTGCTCAGCTCGTCGTGCCGCTCGTTCCAGCCGGTGTACAGCTCGGCGAGCGCGGTGCGATCCAGGTACTTGAACTCGAACTCCACCTTCTCGGCGCTATAACCGGCACGCTGGATCATCACCGCCGCCTTGAAGGTCGGCTTCTGGATCAACTTGAACTTAGCCATGAGCCCTTCCCTTACGACGCGTAGCGAATGAATTTGGCGACGACTGCAAACACTGCGGTGACGGTCATGATGTTGTTCTTGTTGAGGGACGGCACGTTGTCGAACGAGGTGTAGGCGTTGTAAACGATGCAGCCGCCAGCGGCGAGGTTCACCTTCACGGCGCGAGGCTTCTTGTCGTCATCTGCCTCAATCAGCAAGTCGTTGTGAGGCAAATCGGGATCGTCAGCCAGAGTGAGCGTGAACGCGATCGCCGACTTGGTCGTCGGGATCTGATGCTCGTCATCCTCTTCAAGAAAGGAGTAGGTTGCGTTCTGCTGATCACCGCCGGACTTCGCGGATTCCGTCACCTGGCTGACGGGCACCCAGTCCGTGATCTTGCGCACAGACCCAGCGCCGCCGCCCGCAACATAGCGCGCTACGTTGAGAGTGTTTGCCTTTTCAAGGACAAACGCGTCGGCGGTAGCAGTTTTCACGCGCAGCACGCGATTGTTCAGTCGGACCCAGCCAGACGTCACCTCGACAAAATCGCCAGCCTTGAGGCCGTGAGCCGCCGCCGATACCGAGGCTTCAAGAGCATTGGAGATCGCAGTGACGACGATCGGATTGCCGTAGCCGGATGCGACGACAACGGTAGAGCCATTCGGCAGAAAGACGGCCATGGGTATTTCCTCTTTTCAGAAATGACAAAACCCGCACAGAGGCGGGTTATTGGGTTTGCCCTATGGGCGGTGGAAGTGCTAATCAGGTAAATCTGGGATGGAGCAAAGGGGAAAACCAAGGTGACAGAGGTCTCGCTACTCAACCTGCTTCAAGACATGGAGATCAGATTGCATCAAGCAAGCGTCCGAAATGACCCTGAGCAACTCAATCGTCTATTGCACAAAGAGTTCCATGAAATTGGCCGTTCAGGGGCCTTCTATTCAAAAGCTGATACCGTTGAAAGCTTGCCGCGTCAAAGATCTCGCGTTGATATCTTGGCGCGAAATTTCAAACTGACCGTGATCTCCAAGGACGCTTGTCTACTGGTATACGAAGCCTCACAATCCAGCCTCGACGGAGCACCAAGGCAATACGCGCGGAGATCTTCAATCTGGAAGCTTGAGGCTGGAATTTGGCAAATGCTATTCCATCAAGGGACGCCTACTCGCCCGTTTGATCCTGACTAAACGGTGTCTGCTCGGTATTCGAACGACACAGGTACGGTGAACGTGGGTGGATCGGCTATGCCAGGGCCAGGGTCTACCGGTGACATCGTGACGACGGTGACGCCCGCCTTCGTGTCTCTCGCGTACAGTGGAAACAGTGCGCTCAGCTCACCCACAAGCGGGTTCGTTTTTGTCTTCCCGGTATTAGCCGGAGCCACAATGCTGACCTGGTAGACGCCGATGAAAGCGCGGTGATCTCCGGCAAGCGTGCTACTTGCGGTATCGCCTGGGAGCGCAAATGCCCGTAGGTAGGTCTCGCCGTCCGCAGGGTCATACTGGATATTCTCAAACACGACCTTGATCGGCTCTGCCCGCGCCTTGCTCCAGGCAAGTACCTTGGCCTCGTAGATAGACGCGATAATGGCGTGGCTCATACCTGGTTGTTCCTTGTGGCTTCGTCGACGATCTGCTGAAAGCGGGCCAGAGTGATCCGGACCATGCCGCCGGGTGCCTGGGTTGAATGCCCATACTCCAGCGGGATGCCATACGGCAGGTTGTTGACGATGTAGGCCGTTTCGCCAGCCGTCAGTGCCTGGACCTGCAGTCGCAGCTTAGCCAGCGTCACGCCACCAGCCGGATCGACCTGATCAAGCGTGCCCTCCGCCGGCGTGCCGATGGAAAACTGCCAGTTCCCCCGAAACCGGCCGCCAACGTAGTCCTTGCCTGCCACCAAACCGTTCACGTTGAAGTTCTGGTCGCGCTCGGTCTTGGTCAGGGGCTTGGCGTATTTGACCCCGCGCCGCAGCTTGCCGGCCTTCGTGAAGTTTGATTCGTTGAGGTTGATGATCGTGTTGCGCACCGCAACATTGAAGTCGTAGTCATCGGCCGCCCGGGTGTTGCTCTGTCGATGAGCGACGTTCGCCGCCCAGATCTCTGGATTGCCCACCGGCGACATTCGGATAACGCTGCTGCCGATCTCGATAACGATCTCTCGGATGGTTGCATCGATACCAGCCTGGGCTCGCTCAGCGAAGTCTCGAATGTTCTCGGCAAAGCTGCCGTTCATGCTCGCGTACTTGTTCGCCATGTCACTTCCTCAGCTGGGCCGTCCACGTTGCATCAGCCGGATCGCCGGACACGTTCATCACCCGCAGGTCGTTGATGATGTCGCCAATGGCTGGGGTAGCCGGTACCGTCGTTGGCACACCGGCCTCCGACACGAACAGTTCGTTTTGCAGCACCAGCAGCTTCTTGTCGGTAGTCTGGATGAGGGAACCGTCGATTTCCTTGGACAGGTAGCTGCCCAGAACACCGCGCCCCGTGTAAGTGACGGTGCTGTCTGGCGTTTCGCCGCCCAGGTCAGGGTCATACTCGCCCGCGATCTTGCGCACGCCCGTCACGGGTTTAACCGCGTCGGCCAATCCATCAGGATCGTCGAAGGACTCGGCCAATTCGGCCTGGATCTCTTCACGCATGCCCATGATCAGATCCTTTTCAGCATCATCACGCTGGAGCGCTTGATCCACGGTTCCAGCAGCACCATGGCGAAGTTGACGCCGGCTGACTGATCGGTGGAGCCTGCCACGTAGGTCTTGCTCACAGACGTGCCGGACTGCGCGGATACGGTCTTGCTCTGCACTTCCTTTTGCGTGGCCGTGAACAGCTTGCCCGCCGCTGCCTCTTTGGCAACCTGGGCGCCGGCTGTTTTGATCTCGGCCGGAACCGGCTCAGGAACAGCCCGCTTAATCTTAGCTGTGAGCCAGGCGTTTGCCATAGTCACAGCAAGGACCGGTTCACCGGTGCCGGACCAGTCAGGACCGAGCTGGGCGTCAACATCGGCAACGGTGATGAAGTCGGTCATCTGCTTTTCCTTATTCCGCTGGCACCAGGGCCTGCAGGTCTTCTTTCTTTGCGGCCGGTTCGAAGGCGATGCCCTTGGCGATCAGCCACTCTTTCAGCTCGGGGACCTTCATTTTCAGAGGGTCGGTTTCCGGGGTTTCCTGCTCCTTGCCGTCGGAAACCTTGATGCCGGAGGCCTGGTAAGCCTCGACGATATCCGGTGCATCGCCATCGACGACTACCTCAGTGGCGGAGCCGATGACGCCAAAAAACTCGCTCAGCAGGCGGTAGCACACGCCGCGCTCTTTGCCCGGCTTGTCCGTGTAGATCACTTTCATAAGTCACCTCATAAGCATCCCGGCGCCATACAGGCGCCAGGCTGTGTGGGCCGAATTACGGCGTGGTGGTACCGCTGATCACAGCGGCGAACGGAACCTGCTTGCGGCTGAACACACGCTCCCAGTTCGCAGCAGCGGCGTATTGAGTGGCGGTCGGGCTGAGGTTCTGAGCCTCGGAGCCCTTCCAGCTGAAGCCAGCAGGCTGGAGGATGTAGGTCTTCCGCTCCCACAGCACTTCGGCACCGCCGCCGTTACCTCCGCCGGGCTTACGCTCGAGCTCTACCGGCACTTTCGGCGTGCCTTCGCCGTAGCCGAAAGCGCCCTGGCCGAAGAACACGGACAAGTACTTGCCCGCGCCGTACACCAGGGCGTCGTCCATGAACACTGGTTTGCCGAGGTAGGTGGCCAGGATGATCTTGCCGTCGGAGTCACGCAGATACTCGATGAGGTCCTGCTTGACCATCTGGTTCATCACCACCGAGTGCACGCCGATCGCGCCGAACTGGTCAGCGGCATCGCCGGCGGTAAACGCAGCATCCTGAAAGGCGTTCGCACTGATTGTCGCACCGGCGTCGATGACCATGTCACCGCCGTTGTTCGCGATGTTCGAGGCAATGATGCCGCGAGCCGCGCCCAGGGTGTAACGCTGCCACTGGCGAGCCCAGTAAGTGCCGAAGCGGTTGCGGATCTGCTGCTGAGGCTCGGTGTTCGCCAGCTCAGCAGTCAGGTCGGTGACGCCGTAGCCTTTGTTGAGGTACAGGACGCGGGCACGCATGCTGTCCTGGGTGACCTTGCCGACTTCGCCCTGGTCGTTCGGGTCATCGTTACTGATGTTCGGAGCTTCATCAGCGTTGAGATCCTGCCAGTAGCTGATCTCGGC